TACGCTGCAAAATATCCTGGCACTAAGGGTAATTCATTACAAGTTTCAATTGCTGATGCATCAACATGGGCAGCTTGGGCTTATAAAGCAAACTTTAGTGACCAACCTACAACTTCTGCTAAAGCATTAGCTGCCGGGTCAACTTTCGATGAGATTCATGCTATCGTTATTGATAGACTTGGCGAATTCTCAGATGGAGTTGCTAACACTATTTTAGAAGTATTTCCATTCATGTCTAAAGCTGGTGATGGTAAAGATGATTCAGGTAATGCAAACTTCTATAAAGATGTTATTACTCAACAATCACGATATATTAGATACATGGCACATCCAGTTGCACCGAACTTAACTTCGGGTAATTGGGGAACTTCAGTTACACCAGCTAAAGTATTTAAAAACTTATCAACTCAAACTACATTCACATTAACAAATGGTGCTGGCACAGGAGTTTCTGCTGCTAACACAATAATTGCTTATGATGAATTTGGTAATGCAGATACTGTTGATGTTAATTTACTAATGGCAGGACCAACTACAGGTGCAACAGTAGCTCAGAAAGTAATTACTTTGGCTGGAACAAGAAAAGATGTCATGGCATATGTTTCACCACAGAAAGCAGATGTAGTAAATGCTGTAGCTCCTGCGACAACAACAGTTGCTTATAGAAATGGATTAACATCATCTTCATACGCAGTTATGGATTCTGGATGGAAATATCAATATGACAAGTACAATGATGTATATCGTTGGGTACCTTTAAATGGCGATACTGCTGGTCTAACAGCGAGAAGTGACCTCGAAAGAGACCCTTGGTTCTCACCTGCTGGTCCTAACAGAGGCATCATGCGAAATGTATTGAAACTTGCATGGAATCCTACAAAAGCAGAAAGAGATACTCTTTATACAAAGGGTATTAATCCAGTCATGACATTCCCAGGCGAAGGCACACAATTATTTGGTGACAAAACATTGTTATCAAAACCATCTGCCTTTGATAGAATTAATGTTCGAAGATTGTTTATTATAATTGAGAAAGCAATTGCTCGCTCAGCTAGATTCTCAATGTTTGAATTCAATGACCAGTTCACAAGAGCTTCATTTGTAAATCTTGTTGAACCATATCTAAGAGATATTCAAGGTCGTAGAGGTATTACAGACTTTAGAGTAGTTTGTGATGAGTCAAATAATACAGGCGAAGTAATTGATAGTAACAGATTTGTTGGTGATATTTACATCAAACCAGCAAGGTCAATTAACTTTATTCAATTAAACTTTGTTGCAGTTAGAACCGGCGTTTCATTCGATGAAGTCGTTGGACAATTCTAATAAATAGATAAAACAGGAGAAATTAAATGGCATTTAATGTAAACGAATTTAGAAGTCAAATGATTGGTGACGGTGCTCGTCCCAATCTGTTTGAAGTCTCTATGCCTTTTCCTGCATTTTCTAATGCTGGAAACGCACAACAAAAAATGACCTTCATGTGTAAAACTGCACAACTACCGGGCGCTACGCTTGGTGTTGTTCCAGTTCAATACTTTGGTCGTGAACTTAAATTTGTAGGTAATAGAACCTTCATGGACTGGACAATCTCAGTCATTAATGATGAAGACTTTAGTGTCCGTAACGCCTTCGAAAGATGGATGAACGGTATCAATAGTCATGCACTTAATGTGAGAAATCCACTTGCAACCTCACCTGGCGGATATTCCGTTGATGGTCAGGTAACGCAATTTGGAAAAGCTGGTGACGCACTTAAGAAATATAATTTTGTCGGATTATTTCCAACCGACTTAACACCAATCGATGTTGATTGGGGTGCAAATGATACAATGGAAGAATTCTCGGTTACTCTATCATACCAATGGTGGGAGTCAGTCGAAGACGGTGTTGTGTAATAGGATGGCCTTTCTGGCCATCTCTATTTTTTTTATAGGATGATAAATTATGGCGATTAAACTTTTCGGATTTACGCTCGGCAAAAAGGACATTGAGAAAGAATCAGCGTCCTCTACGCCTTCCTTTACTTTACCAAGTACAACTATGGACGATGGTGCTGTTACCGTTAGCGGTAATGCTCATTATGGTACATATCTTGATTTAGAAGGTTCGGTTCGTAACGAGATAGAACTTATTACTAGATATCGGGAGATGGCAAACCATGCAGAAATGGAAATGGCCATTGACGATATTGTCAACGAAGCAATTACACATGATGAATCCGGCAAATCTGTCGATATTCGTCTAGACAACCTTAGACAACCAGACTCAATAAAGAAAAAAATCAGAGACGAGTTTAACAATGTATTATCTATGTTAAATTTTAATAATTATGCTGATGATTTATTTAAGAGATGGTATATTGATGGTAGAATTTACTATCATATAGTGGTTGATGAAAAGAAACCTAAAGAAGGTATTAAAGAATTAAGATATATTGACCCACGCAAGATTCGTAAAGTGCGTGAAGTTAAGAAAATTAAAGACCCTAAAACCGGTGCAATGATTATAGAATCAATGGCCGAGTATTATGTTTATAATGATAAAGGTCAATCAACACAATCTTTTGGACAAAATGTAAATTCTGGTCTAAAGATATCTCCTGAATCCATTATTAATGTTAATTCTGGACTTATGGATGCAAAGAACACTTTTGTAATTTCATACTTACACAAGGCAATTAAACCACTTAATCAATTAAGAATGGTTGAAGATGCAATTGTGATTTATAGATTATCAAGGGCACCTGAAAGAAGAATATTTTACATCGATGTGGGTAACTTACCAAAAGGTAAGGCTGAACAATATCTAAAAGATGTAATGGTTAAGTATAGAAACAAAATGGTTTATGATGCTTCAACTGGTGAGTTAAGAGACGACAGAAAACATATGTCGATGCTAGAAGATTTCTGGTTACCTCGTAGAGAAGGTGGCAAAGGAACAGAAATTACTACATTGCCTGCTGGTCAAAATCTTGGCGAATTAGAAGACGTAAAATACTTTAAGAATAAACTTATGCAATCTTTGAATGTTCCAATCTCAAGAATGGAACCAACAAGCGGAGGTATGATTGGTCTCGGTCGGTCAACTGAAGTAACAAGAGATGAAGTTAAGTTTGGTAAATTTATAACTCGATTAAGAAATAAATTTTCACAAGTATTCGACCATGCTTTAAAAACTCAATGTGTGCTTAAGGGTATTTGCTCTGTAGAAGATTGGCATCACATGAAAGAACATATTTATTATGACTATCTTAAAGATAATAACTTTACAGAACTAAGAGAAGCTGAATTGCTTCGTGAAAGAGTAAATCTTCTTAGTGTTGTAGACCCATATATTGGTCGTTATTATTCAACAGATTGGGTCAAGAAAAATGTTCTGCATATGTCTGGCGAAGAAATTGAAACAATGGAAACAGAGATTGCAGAAGAACAGGAAAGTGGAGTTACATTTGGCCAAAGCGAAGTAGATGCTAGTCAATTTCCACCAGAAGACAATACAAAAGACGCTGACGATACGGAATCAGAAACACCAGAACTTGATGATGACGTAGCTAAGTTTGGTGGCATAAATAAAGAATAACGGAGAAAAATTATGACAGAAATAGTTGATTTTATAAACCAAGTAGCTGCAGCTCAGGCTAAAGATGCTTCAGAAAGCCTAGACAATCTTATATCACAAAGAGCGTTTCAAAGTCTAGATGACAAGAAAAATGATATTGCAAAAGATATGTTTGCTGATGTTAATCCTATGACACAGGATGAAATTAATAATCCTGATGAGATTAATCAGACCACAGGTTATCAAGATTATGAAACACCAGAAGTTGAAGTACAAGACACAGCTGATGCAGAACCAGAGTTTGAAGAAGAAGGCTCTCATATTCAGCGTTTAGATAATACTCAACACTTTTAAGGTAAAGATTCAATGAAAAGTTTATTAGATTTTAAAGGCACAGATACTCTGCTTGAAGCTAATCGAAAGAAAGTAGAGAAAAAGAACTATAAGAAGTTTGATGTTCTTGTTCGTGCTGGATTAGCCGATAAAACTAAATTAGCAAAGCTTCATCGTATCTTAGATAAAATGGAGACTGAGCGACCTGTATTTCCTCCTCATGAGAGAAGGTTACTACAAGACTTATTTGGCAAAATGGTTGGACTTCTAACAGATAACCCACAGATTTTTCAAAGAACAAGAAGAGCTGTTCGTGAAGAGGTGGAACATCCTATTGAACTAGAGCAAGTAGTAGAAAAGAAAGGTGATAATCCTAAAGACCCACCTTTTGTTTTACTTCTTAAGAGAAAATCTTTCAGACCATATCCTAATGGCATGAAAGTTGCATTGTATTATAATGCTAAGTTAAACAAATACTTTACAGTTCCTTATGGTCCTAAAGGCATTCAAACTCCTTTACAATCCGAAGAGGTAAACCGACTAAATAATGGAACATTTGAAGAAAGTACAATGGACCATTTACATAACATTGTTGCGAACAAACAACACAAGACTGTTAAGTTTGCAAATGGAAAATCACAAAAGGTTGACCACTATACAGCAAGTGCTATGACAAATGTACATAAGTCTTTAAATGATGTTAATAAAAAGAAATATGCAGACATGGTACATAAAAGTCCTGAACACTTTAGAAAAGGTTCTGACTTCGCATTTAAAGCCCACAGCGCTGCTGGTGGTAATAAAGCTAAAGATGCAAAATGAGTTTTTTAGACTTACTTATATCTAATAAATTAGACGAAGCAAAAGATTTAATTGTTGCTAGACTGAATGAGATATCATCTAAGTATCTAGAAGAAGCAAAAAAGTATGCTGCAGCTGATAGATTTGACCTTATTGAAGAACCTTCAATTGAAGAGTTAGATGAAGTTGCTAAAAGAAACCCAAACATAATTAATATGGGTCGTGTCAGAAGAATTCGTAAAAGAATAAGACGTAATAAAAAAGGTAGAATTACAGTTCAGAAGAATAGAAGGCGGTCTAGACTTAAAGGCTATAAGATTTCTGGAAATACGGTAAGAAGAATACCTGCCACAACAAGATTGAAGAAAGCTAGACTATTAAGAAGAGCATGGAAAACGACAAGAAGAGCGAAACTGCGCCGCTCTCTCATTAAAAGAAGGATGTCTTTGCGTAGAAGAAGTGCAATGGGATTAAAATAAAATGACACAGAATATACAAGTACAATCGGCCGAAGTGACTTTAACAGTTCTTGGTGCAGCCAGTCCAACAATCGGTACAGTTGCTGTAGCAGATACAGCTTTTGAGATAACAATATCAACTGGTGCTCCAGTTAATGTTGGCGATACAATAGTAGTAACTGGTACACAACCAGCTGGTCGTATCGTAGGATATACTAATGGTGCAAATAATTTCTATAGAGTTAAACAGGTTACTGGTCAACTCGTTAGTGGAAATGAGACAGATGTACAGGCATGGCCACTTTCATTAACAGCTCAACTTGAAAATACAGATGGCACACCAGTTGTTACAGTTGCTGGTACTACAACAGGTTTAACATTTAAAGTTAATGGTAGTCCTCAAAATATTAATTATGCGAGACGAGTAAGACTTATTAATACTCATGATGCGACAAATAAAATTACAGTAACGACAGCTACTGGTGCTATTAAAGGTTCGTTTACAATGAATCCCAATAATTTTGCTGAACCGATAATGTATGTAGTTAAAGAATATGATGATAAAATTTATGCGGCCAGTCCTTGTCTTGGTACAAAAATAGCTCTCGGAGAATAATAGAATGAAACTAATAAGAGAAACCGTAGAGGATGTTAAATATCTAACTGAAGAAACAAAAGAAGGCAAAAAACAGTTATTTATTGAAGGC